AAGTTCTCGGCGAAACCGGCGATCGGCGGTTCGAACCGTCGAAACCGACCCGCACGATCTCTCCCGCGATAACCTTCACATCGAACTTCACCGGTGTAATACTGGTGCCGTGGCACTCTTCCGCACTCGGTCGAAGACGCCCACCGTTCGCGCGGAGGCGGCATCCACGGCAGTCGTCACGCCCGCGACTCTCGCCCTCCTCTCGGCCTCGGTCGGCGCAGGCCGGGAGAGGGCGATGAGGATCCCGGTCGTCTCACGCGCCCGAGATCTTCACGCCGGCCTCATCGGTACTACACCCCTCCGCTACTATCGGCAGACCTGGGACGGCGAGAACCTGGTCGACGAACCTCTCCCACCGGAACCGTGGATGATCCGGCCCGACCGCCGCACCTCTTACGCCCACACCTTCTCCTGGCTCTTCGACGACCTATTCTTCTACGGCGTCGCCTACCTCCACATCGACGCCAGAGTGAACGGGTTCCCGTCGTCGCTCTCCTGGGTTCCGGCCGCGACCGTGAACGTCCAGACCGTCCTCGAAGCCGGGAACTATCCGATCGGCGGGATCGACGGCGTGACCGTGAACGGCCAGCCGGTCCCCCGCGAAGATCTCATCTTCTTCTACTCGCCGATCTCCCCGCTCCTCGAAGCGGGTTCCAGGGCGATCGTCACCGCCGAACGCCTAGAGCAAGCCGCCCAGAAGTTCGCCTCGACCCCGATCGGGATGGGCGTCCTCAAGCAGACCTCGGGCGAACCGATGACCTCAGACGAACTTCAGGACCTCGCCGCCGACTGGGTGGCGCTCCGCGAAGAGGGAGCGATCGCCGCCCTGAACCAGTACACCGATTTCATCGAGTCGAAGATGGATCCGTCACGGCTCCAACTCACCGAGGCCCGCCAGCACCAGGCGCTCGAACTCGCCCGCGTCGCGAACGTCTCACCGTTCCTCGTCGGCGCCCCGAACTCGTCCGGGTTCACCTACCAGAACGCCGAGCAAGCCCGCGCCCAACTCGCGCAGGACTGCCTCCCGTTCCTGACCGCGATCGAGGAAACCCTCTCCTCTGACGTCGTGACGCCGCGCGGGACGATCGTCCGGTTCGACCGTTCGATCTTCGAAGCGACCGCCGGGATCGAAGGCGTCGACTCGGATCTATCACCCCAGGCCCAGGCCCGCGAGGTCGCCGAGATCATCCAGAAGATCTACCTCGGCGTAGCGAATGACGTCGTGTCACGCGACGAGGCCCGCGCCATTATCAACCAGGCAGGAGGAGACCTCGGATGAGGATCGAACTCACTCAGAACATCGAAGTCGAGATCACCGCGGCGGAAGGCGACCAGCCACCGAAGCGGCAGATCTCCGGAATCGCCGTCCCCTGGGGCGTCGCCGCGAACGCCTCGACGGGACCCGTCCGGTTCGAACGCGGTTCCCTCCCGACCGACGGCCCGGCCCCGAAACTGATTCGCGACCACAACCTGACCCAGCCCATCGGCATCGTTCTCCAGCGTGACGACACCGAAGACGGGATGACGTTCCAGGCGCGAATCTCCGACACGCCCGCCGGAGACGAGGCCCTGATCCTCGCATCTGACGGGGTACTCGACTCCGTATCCGTCGGAGTGGAAGTCGAGAAGTTCCGGTATGACGGCGACACCCTCGTCGTCGAATCCGGCCGCTGGCGCGAACTCTCCCTCGTCCCGTTCGGGGCGTTCGAGACCGCGAAAGTCCACCAGGTCGCCGCCGAGGCGGCCGATCCCGACCCAGAACCCAACCCAACCGATCCCGAGGAGGATCTTCCCATGACCGAATCCGTCCAGCCCGAGGTCGAAGCCGCCCCCGCGGCCGAGGCCCCCACGGCACCTCTCACCTTCCAGCGTGACCGTTCCGCGATGAGCGCCGGCGCCTGGATCGCTGCCACCCTCCGCGGCGAGGCCCCCCGCGTGGAGGCCGCCACCTCCGGCACCTCCGACGTCCCTGGCGTCGTCCCGTCCCCGCTCGTCGGCGAGGTCTTCTCGACGATGACGACCGAGCGGCCGATCGTGTCGGCTCTCGGCCCGCGTGCCATGCCCGCTGGAGATCCGTTCTACGCCCGCAAGGTCACCCAGCACTCGTCGGTCGGCACCCAGGCCGCCCAGCACGACACGCTCTCCAGCCAGGCCTACCAGGTCTCGAAGGTTCAGGTCGACAAGGTGACCGGCGGCGGCTACCTGGACATCTCCGAGCAAGAGATCCTGTACTCCGACGAGAACATCGTGAACCTCATCGTCGAGGACATGGCGAAGGCCTACGCCGAGTGGTCCGAGCAGTACATCGGCGATACGGTGCTGTACTCGAACGCCGGCCTCGCGTCGGCGACCGTCACCGACTGGACTGACGGCGATGAGGTCATCACCGACCTGTACGCCGCGGCCGCCGAAATCAAGGCGAACTTTGGCCGGATGCCGACCCACCTGATCATCCGTTCGGACGTCTGGGCGCAGATCGGCGCCGCGAAGGATTCCGGCGGAAATCGGATCTTCCCGTACCTCGGCCCATCGAACGCGGGCGGCACCCTCGGCGGCGCGACCACGTTCGCCGGTAACCCGCTCGGTCTCGCCCTGATCGTCTCCGACGATTTCGGTCTGACCCCCGGCGACCGGAAGGCCATCATGCTCTCCGCCTCGTGCCTCACCGTGTTCGAAGACCTCCGTGGGGCGCTCCGCGTGGAGCAGCCGGCTACCCTCTCGACCCGTCTCGCGTTCCGCGGCTACGTTGCGGCCGCGAACTACGACATCTCGAACGGGTGCCTCGCCCTCTGACCCTCCCCCGTCAGTAGGACCGCTCCCCCGCCATCATGGCTAGCATCACCTCCGTCTCCGTCACCGATGACGTCGTGAGCCTCACGCTCGACGATGCGACCGGTCTCGTGGCGGGGGAGCATGTCCACATCTACGGCACCGGCTACTCGAAACTCGACGGCCACCACAACCTCGACACCGTGGACCTCGACACCGAGATCGTCACTTACTCGGTCAACAACCAGGACGACCTCGACCCGTTCACCCCGGCCTCGGCGATCCTGACCTCTCAGGTCACATGGATCGACACCGATGACGTCGCCGAGTTCCTGGGCGAAACCCCAACCGGCGCGGACCTCACCTGGCTCGAGTCCTGTACCGAGGCCGCTAACGAGTTCGCGTGGCATCGCCGCGAGGCGGCCGGTTATGACGACTCACCGCTCTACGTCCCGCACGCCTCAGTCCGCCTCGGGACCATGCTCTACGCGGGCGCCCTGTACCGCGAACGCGGCTCGGTCGACTCCTACCAGTCATTCCAGGACCTCCCGATCGCCGGCCCCGTCGGATCTATGGGCCAGATCATGCGGCTCCTCGGGATCGGACGGATGGCGGTCGGCTAATGCTGGTCGACGCCTACGACGAACTCGTCGCCAAACTCGCGACATTCGGGCTTCCCGTCTTCTCGAACGTCCAGGCGCTCCGCCCTCCCGGCGTCGTCGTCGACCCGCCGAACATCACTTCGATCTCGACGAACCTGATCGAACTCACTTACAAGATCTCCGTGGTCGCCGCACCCCCTGGCGATTACCGAGCCGTCCAGAAGATCCTCGACATGGCCGACACCATCCTCGAGAACCTGACGGACGCATCACGGATGACCTCGACCGCCGGCGTCTACGCTGTCGGAAACCAGGAACTCCCGACCTATCAACTCTCCACCACCATCACCTATCGGAGGAACTAATGGCCCTCGCAGTCCAGACCGGAAGGTCACTCACCGTCACGATCGACTCGGTGGCGTACTCGGCCCAGGTGGCCGAGGTCACCCTGACACCGAACCAGACCGTCGACCAATACATCTCACTCACCTCATCGGCCGCAGTCGCCCAGCCGGTCACGTTCGAACTCTCCGTGAGGGCGTTCCAGGACTGGGGCGTCGTCGGAGGCATCTGCGACGCATTGTGGACCGCCGCCGCCGCGGGAACCGCCGTCAGCTTCTCAATGGGAACCGACGGCGACACGTTCTCCGGGAACATCATCCCGGCCTACCCGAACGTCGGTGGCCCCGCCGACTCGGCCCTCGAAGTGGAGTTCACCTTCCAGGTCGACGGCGACGTCACTAAGGCCCCCTGATAGGAGACCGCCGTGGATCTACGCCTGAAGGTCACCACCGACTCCGACGCTTATGAGGTCGTCACGACGCCGCTGGTCCTCATCCGATGGGAACGCAAAATGAAGTCGAAGGTCTCGCACCTCGGCTCTGGCGACATCGGACTTGAAGACCTCGCCGTCATGGCCTATGAGGCGTCGCGAGTCGCCGGCCGTACCGTCCCCGCGAACTTCGATGACTGGCTCGGAAACATCCGGTCGATCGAACCCGTCGGAGACGAAACGCCGGACCCTACCGACGCGGCACCCTCGGGCGATTAGTCGCCCAGGTGGCCGCGGAGACTGGCATAGATCCCGGCGCACTCCTCGCAGATTCGGCGATGCTCTACACCATCGTCGACGTACTGGAGGAACGCGCGAAGGAATCGAGACGGAAAAAATGAGTCGAGTCAACATCGAAATACGGGACGGCGCCCTCGGCGCCGACGTCACGACTCTGCTCCGTTCCCTCCGCCAGATCGACCCCGACCTTCGCCGCGAGGTCCCCGACCGGATAAAGAACACTCCCGGCGCCCAGGGTCTCCTCGCCGACGTCCGTTCCCGCCAACCGAACCAGCCGACGACCGGCTGGCATGTCGGGCCGTCCCGTAAGACGTCACCAGGACGCCTCAACTGGTCCCCCGGCCGGATCCGCCAGCAGATCACCTTACAGTTCCGGTCGTCTCGGCCGCGTGGCGCCCCCGCCGATTCGTGGCCGGTGCTCCGCATCGCCTCAAAGAACGCCGCCCAGAACGTCTTCGAACTCGCC